GCGATTGTTGCAACTAATACCTGACCAAAGTTATCTAGGGACCAAAGACCTGGCTCTAGTTCTACTTGGTCTGCTTTTACAGCTACACCCCATCCACCAAAGTCTGATGCGTCGGTGGCTGTGGCGCCATTACTATGCGTTGCCGCGGTGGTTCCAGAGGCTCCTCTCGTACACCCTGTTAAATCGTTAGTTGATTTACCAGAATAAGAAATAAGTTCTGAGTCTACTAAGATAGTGCCTGAGCTAGGAAAAGCAGAAGCGTCTGATAATGTAATAGTTGTTTCTGATGCGTCTAACTCTTCGTTGACTGTTGTTGCTGTTGCAGAATCAACAGTGCCTCCCCAGTTACCAACACCCCAACCATAACCATAAGTTTGCTCTCTTGGACCCACAGGTTCATAAAACTTACAAGTCATAGAGCCTCCTGTTGATATTGAAGCTGAAGCGGCTGCAGTCGATGTAATCGTAAAAGTTGTTGTACTAGGAACTGTTATTATTTGAAACTTAACATCTTCAAAGTTAGATGCACTAAGACCTGTACCACTAGGTAGAGTGACACTATCTAGTTGCACTATGTCTCCGGCCTTTGCGCCATGTGCACTTGTAGTTGTTATCGTAACACTTGTTGATGTATTTGTGGTTGCCATCGTAGACGATGTCAAAGAACTTTTGATTGGTGTAATATCAAACAGTTGACCTTCAAAGTATAACAATAAGAACTTATCCGTTCCGAGGGCCACGTACCTATTGCCATCTAAATCTGTAAATGGATGTTGTGCTCTGACAACACCGACTATTTTATCCGGTAAAAGAGAAGACCAACCTCCAACCTTTTCAGGCAGACCATATCTAAATCTTACATTGTTAGAATCAATAAAACGACGCTCAGCACCTTTAGTGGTGTCTTGCTTGTCTATGCCTGGTAGAAAGTCTAGAGTGATAAGAGGCATCTATCCTCCTTAAATTTTATCTTTGTATGCCCAACCGCGAGTCGCGTTCAAGAAGACTAGTGTAAACGCAGTCCCGTTTACTGACACAACTAAATTAGATGCGGACCCTAATATGTTAGAACCGTTTCTTGCAATTGTTAGATTGTTAGAACCAAAAGATGCTTTTGCATCTATAAAGGTAACTTCGTTACCTACACTAGGAGAAGCAGGAAGTGTTACCTGTCTTGCTGCTGCACTTGTGTCTATAATTAATTGATCGTTGTTAACTGCTGTGTAGTTCCTATCTATTGAGTGATAACCCTTCTCCACTGCTAATTGAACTATGTTTGTCCCGTCAGAGTAGACAACCATCTTTGAACCCACCGGCATTGTTACACCTGTGCCAGATGCTGTTTTAAAAGTTAAGGTATAATCACTTGTGCTTCTTGATGTGCCGTCCTCTATCAAATACATTTTTTCTATAGAGTCGGGAACAGTGACGCTTCTATTACCAGCTAGAGTGCCGGTAAACTTGATAATCATGTTTCGTCCATTAGACGAGGCGCCATTAGCAATTGTTAAAGTTTGGTCTGAGGACGCTACATCTAAAGATAGATAACCACCTACGGCCTCCTCCACTAGTTCTAGATTAGTGTTGGTTGTAGATCCCCATAGACCTGCTTTTTCACCCGTAGCAATTAATTCAAATTTTTGTGATGTAGAAAATGTTGATGCCATACTGCCCCCAAATTTATATTATGTTTCCACGTTTGTCCATGTTTGACTTGCGTTCACGTTAATATCGTTCCAAGTTACAACACCAGGACCGTTAACAGTCGAAGTTAATAAGTTAGTGCCTGGAACCACCACTGCTTTAGCCACAATAGTTACAGAACCCACTCCTACAGTTCCTGCTAAGTTAGTGCTGACAGCTACGTCTGCAGCTGCCTTTGGTGTCATACTACCAAGACTTGATGTAAGACCGTTGCCACTGAGAGTGACGTTGGCTGTTCCAATAAAGGTTAAGTCACCAATAGAGATATTATTTACATTGGTCCCTAAAGTAACATCAGCGTTTGCTTCAATCGCTGAAATATCACCCAGAGCTATTGTAGCTTGAACACCCTCTAAATTTACTGGCTGGTGAGTAGCTTCGCCGAAAGCAAATTCACCAAAAGCTGCTACGCCAAACATGGCTACGATATATTGTTAGTGAGTTCCATGACTGAAAAACTTCCATTTCTTATTGCTACAGTGCTTGGTCCGTTGTCATGTCTAAATCTCCATTCGATTGTATCACTAGCATCACATGAAATTATCATAGCACCAGACATTCTAAAATTATCACCAAGATTTGCATAAGTTTGCAAATTTGCTATTTCCATTCTACCACCCGCAGAAAAATTGTTAGAGCCCTCTAATGTTAATTTGCCTACCATTCCTGTTTGTGAAGCTGTACTAGATTCTATATGACAATGAACAAAATACATACCTGCCCTTGTAACAGTAATAACACCATTACTGTAAGATACGCCTGAACCAATAGTTGTTTGATTTTCCCACGCTGTAATGAGAGTGAAAGACCCAGCACTAATTGATTGTGTAGAACTCCAAGAACCACTATTATTTGGTCTGCTATAACAACCATTACCAGTGCCCGCTAAAGGTGTACCAGTGATGGTACCTGTAAAAGCATAATTAGATGTTAAGTCTAATTTTGTATTGTCAACTGCATCATCTGCTATGCCACCTTTTGGAAGTGTATTAAGTGCCATTATGCTAACAACTCCACTAACATTATTGTAGAGGCCCCTGAGTTACTGTCTCTTTGAACATCACAAGTCCCCTCAACGGCTTTGAATTGTACTTTATACGTTATTGAACTGGTGCTTGATGGCGAGTCTTGAAAATTCATACAAAAACCACCATTTCTGATGGTTACATTACCACTCTGATCCCACATGTTTGCACCACTTGAAGTTATTTGAGTAGAGTCTCTTAAAATATTAAAATCCATTCTAGCGTTTGTAGTTCCTGCAGATTGTAAACCCATAATACCTATAAAAATACAAATTTTACTAGACGTTGCAACAGGAGTAATAGTAGCTGTTATTCCTGTATCTATGTAAGAATTAGAAGTCGATTGAACAACGGATGTAGTGCTGCCATATATAATCTGTCCAACCTTACCAACAGCAGGAAAAGCAGTGCCAAGAGTTACGCTACCAGAACCATCAGATGTGATAAGATTATTATCACCTGCGTCATTGATTAAATTTACTTTAAGCTTACTAGTCATCTATGCTCCTATTAACTCAACCTATATCCAAAAATATAACTTTTAATTCTATTACTATCTATTTGGACTACTCTACCATTACCTGACCCTACATTAATATAAGTAAATGCTTCTATATAATCTCCAGCAGATAAATCAAATATGCCTGAAACATGACAAGTGTTTTGTGCCCAATAACCTGAATTAGGATTATGGTCTGAAAAAGCGATACCACTACCATTTTTATAAATATATAAATAATGATCCCTGAGGTTATCAGCACTTCCATTTGCGTTACCTAGATTTGCCTCTACTTTAAGATAATATTTTCCACCCTGATTTGTAGGCACTGTAAATCTATAATTACTCGTGTCAAAAGCTGAAGCGGTATCTATTTGTGTAGTGTCCATATTTATTTTAGTAGTAGTTGAATCAGACACATCTTGATTTGAACTTACATAAGCTAAAAAACTTGGAGTATTAGTAAAAGGTCCAGATACAGTATCTCCTGCCTCACCAATCGTAATTGATGAGCCTGACTGCTTTACTATCTCATTTACCTTTAACTGCGATACCACTACTTACTCCTTATGACTTGGGGTTTGCGTCTTTAATACCTTTGATTCTGGTCTTCCATGCATCGATGTCTTTATAAATTTCATCGAGTTGGTCGCCGATATCTCCGTAGGCCGCTCTACGTGTAGCTCTTACTTCATTGTTTTTTTCTTCAGTGTTACCTGCTGTTTCTTGTGCAGCAAGTTGTTCATCTGTTGGTTTATCTAGCCCTGAAATATTCCATTCTTTAATGTAAGGACCCTTACCATCAGAATCGTCCTGAAGTAAAACGTCTTTTGTAAAGTCTACAGTCTTTGAGTTAGCCTCGCAGTATAGTTTTATCTTTGTAGATAACTGTGCCATTGTTTACTCCTATCCGCTAAAGTCTGCGTAATCCACAACCTTAGCACGTTCTGCTGCTCTTTTTGTTTTTACATCAGAAGGCATAGCAGTTCCGCCCTCTGCTGCTCTGACTGCATACCAATCAGTTGATGCAAGATAAGCTCTTGCAGTTTCGTTAATTACTTTTTGATCAGCGAACTTGTCTTGTTTGTCCATGTCGGCTTTGACTTTTGCCCAAGTAACAGCGTCTGGCTTTGCACCCATAATAGCTGTGTCATTGGAGTCTTTACCTACAACCCATTCAACTTGTGAGTTGAACTCAGCTTCAGTTGTCACGTCACCACGAATAACAAATTCGTAATTGCCGATTGATAATATCGCTTGTGCACAATCTGCCATTGTTTACTCCTATAATATCACTAGTGTTCCACCACTAGCT